TGCCCCCCACCATTAAAATACCTGTCCACCTCTACTGGGGAGGCCCCACCAGAACCAAACCAATCACAATATACATACATCTCATCCATCTGATACCCGTTGTCTGGGTTCTTGAACTTCATTCTCAAGGCGTCAGGAGGAGCAATCATGGTTTTAGAGGCTGAAAAGCTGGGAGCAATATTGCGGGGGGTGATCAAAGCAACAGGAGTAGACTGCTCATGCTCATACACCAAAGAGAACCTCCCATCACGTAAGGAGATGGACCCCTTGGCCACACGACACACATCCTGAAGAGACTCTTCAACAGTTTTAGCCCGATCAAAGGTTCCATTGAAGTAGTACCCATTCTCAGTGCAGTAATCAGCAAACTCTAATAACCTGGTGGTGTCCACACTGGAGTCTGAAACAGGGTCTTCAGATGCAGACCCACGTATAATGTCCGCAAAAGCCCAGGCAGGGCTTTGGCTTACATTATCACCAGTGTCCGGATTTGTAAGGACAGCGTCCTCTGACCATGCAGCCCCATCCCAATAATGAAGTGGGGTTTCCACTATGCAGTTAACAATATCGACAGTACAGTTGAGTTCTTCTGTGGCCCTAGCCCGCATATGCATAAGCACCATGTTCTCTGCAACAAAGTCACTCACAGGAGAGTGAGCTGAGAAACTTCTGAAAGACCCAATAAGCACAATGTGATGAATATTGTCCGCTGTCACCTTGATGCTGGATCTACGAACCTGTACCTCATACTGGCCCTTAAGAACTGAAAACTCCAGGCCTCTACGAAACAGCCCAGCACGGGCATCTATTTGTGTAATTGCAAAAGATCCAGCTTCAGGTGGGCCAAACAACCGGCCCAGATTTCTCTTGTGGATAAGATACCTGTGGAAAGGTCTGAGTGTTGCTGCCTCTGGCCCAATCCCCTGTGCTATGTACTCGGACACTGCAATGCTGTCCTCAAAGAAACTAAGCAACATCTGCGCCGCAGACAGCACTGTGTTCACATCTTCTGGGCCAACAGAAACCAAGTCATCTGTGGAACTCACATCAGTGGTGTTGTCAGTTTCAGCCTTGAAATTGATTACACTGGTTCTAAGCTGACTGAAGATGTCTTTCTGGGCGAGGGTTAATGAAGAGGATGGGTCTCTTATTAAGACAACGGTCTTGTCTATAATGTTGTTTATTCTTTCATCAGCCCATGTGTGCAACTTCACAGTTAACTCACGCTCCACAGCGGGGACTGCTTGCATCTGTGCTGTAAAGTCTTGAATGTCTTGGAGTCCAGATTGCAGTGCTTGTAGTGCAACAATTATAGTGATCTCTTGCACTTCAGCCACAAGATTAGGATTGTTCCAATAAGGGTAGACATATGTCCAATTGTTATACCCAGTAGCACCTTTGGGGCGATACCTTATGGCAACATCAACACGCTCGCTGTTCACATTCCCATCAGTATCTGTGTTGTACAATCCATCAGGGAACATAAGATCTAGGCCAATACGAACAGTGTCCATTGGGGTTAGATATTCGTGCACTTCATCACGAAGTCGCCCATCATGCACAGAGATTCTGGTCTCACGGTGATCCGCTCGAATCTGGAGGTGTTTTGGATGCAGAGTGGGGGGTGGGTCAAAAGAATAAATAGCATTGCCCTCATCATCAACCCCCCAGAAGTATACAACTGTGTCTGACCCACATTTTTCTTGAACAGACCCATCCTTGTACCAGGATGGGGCATACTCAAGCTCTTCATTGACCATTATCTGTTCAGGATCTGACCCAAGGCTAAAGTCCTGCACAACATCTGATGGGGCACCCCACCCAGAGGACAGCCCAATTGTGACACCTTCAGATAAAAACTCTGAAATGTCCTTCTCCCCAATCTTAATCTCTGTAACAACAAGTGGACTGTACCCAATACAAAACAGCAAGTTTATGTACTGGTCGTCACCAACAATCTCTGTGAACGGGACACTAGCAAGATCAGGATACACCCGCATTTTGCCATAGTGCTTCTGGACAGCTTGGTAGGGCCGCATCCTATTCTGGACAGACTCCAAAGAGTAACGTTCTATTTCCTCAGGATCAGAGGGAGCCGCAATAAAGGTGGAGGAAAGAAAGATCCCAATGATACTGAACACTGTCTGAACAACCACACCCCATGGCCCAGCAAGACCAATCAATGAGGGGATGGCGTTAGCCGCAATTGTGGTTGTGAGAAACGCAAGCAAACGGATAGTGCCCTTGTCAATGAGGTTAGTGTTTGTTGGCACCACGTTATCGCTGCCAGTTGCCGGGCAAATACCAATATTCACAAGTGTGCCCACCCTGGGCTTCACTCGAGGCCAATAGTCCTTTGGTACATACTCATTGTTCAGCTTGACCTCAAGGCAATTCCAAAGGGTCTCAGGAATCTTGTCCAACAACAGGATCTGAGTGATTGTGGCACCTTCAGGATAACTTGCAGAGTGCCGGAAACTTGGGAAGAAGATTGAACCTCTAGATACATGTACTTTGTTAGTGTCCACTGACATGATCCTTATGACGAAAGAACCCAGCAAGCCTCTGCCCCCAACGCACACTGTCCAACCGTTCGATCACACTATGAGTTTTCTCCATAACATGAAGCATTTGCCTTCCAGGCAAGAACACCCCACAATGAAAAGGGGCTCCAAACAAATTGATTAACACTACATCTCCCTCAATAGGAGTGCTTGTTTCTTCCCAAAGCAGTGTCCTTGTGGCTGAAGTAAAGGAGGACATGATCATAGACTTATCAGGGGACTCCATCTCTGGGGCATACATTGGTAAGGCTATCCCGAACTCTTCTTGATAGATAAGACGAATCAGCCCAATGCAGTCGGCCCCATCAAACCGGTCCCCCCTAAACTCATATGGGATCCCTATGTATTTTGATGGGTCCATCTAGAACAATCCTGGAAAATGAAAAGGGGCAAACTGCAACGCCGGGAACTTTCTTGTGGAGATTGTCTCGTAAGAAAGATTGGCCCTCACCTTGAAATCATCATATGTTATGTCTGTAACCACCATAGGCAAAAACTCATACTCAATGTTGTTAAACTCTTTTGGGACAGCAGCAAGGTCTGTGGGGGTGATTACACGAATTGTGACTGTCAACTTGCCATGCACCGAGCGCATGAGGTCAGTCAGCAACTGGTCAACATTTACCACCTCCAATTTGCCACGGCGAAAGCCTTGGTCCTTTTCCTCTGGCATCCTTAGCGAAAACCCACACGCTGTATACGTGTACAGACCAACTTTAATGTCTTCTGTGTTGTTCACAAGACGAAAGACCTCCCCGGTCTCCCAATACTTAACTTCTAGTGTCCATAATATGGCAAGGCTAGATGTCTGAGACAACAGGGCTGCAACAAAGTCTTCGGTGAAATTGCGGGGCTCACTCATGGCATCAACTCAAGGGCTATTGTGCCAGTGTAATGCCTCTGGGTTTCCCCCCCAACCTTATCTGGGGCGACAACATAGTTTGGGGCTGGAGACACAAGACCAAACTTTGGGCGGGTCCCTTCTTTGAACCTATACGTTGCAGCTGCACCAGTGATCATGTTTGTCCAGGTAAATGACAAAGTCCCATTATAAAGAATAAGTGTGAACCAATTGTTGAACAAGTCTAACTGTCGACCAGTCAGTTCAAGTGGGGTTGTGTGATACTCCCGTTGCCTGGTGCCTTTCATGCGCATTTTGCCAGGGCCAATCCCAGTCTGAAAGAATTCTACAGCGCTGTCATAATCAACCTTTGCCCCAATAAATGGCCCTTGTGGGAAGGGGTCTGTGGCTCCTGATGTTAGCCATGCTGGCATTAGATTGGTCTCCTTCTCAAACCAGAGAACATGGACTGAAGGTCATTGTTGAACTCTCCTTCACCAAAGCTGGCGCGCCAAGAGTTTCTGATCATGATATCCAGAATCTCTTGGCCATTAACATCTGTGCTCTTCTCTACAGTGACATCCTCGTCCTTGGCCCCCTGAGCGTACACGTTGACAATTGTACCGTTACCACCAAGCCCAATTGCATTCACCCCAAGCCCACTGCCGGTATTGGCTAAGGGGATGACACCCTCTGGACCTGCCTCACCCATGATCCCTGTGCCCTTGGCAGTTGGGAACATGGTTGGTGTTTGCACTACACCACCCCCACCAAACTTCTGTATAGACCCTCCGTTGAACACCCCACCCCCACCAAACATTGGGAGAATAGAGCCAATGCCCTGGACAATAGGAGTCATAATAAGCTCAGTAAACGCAATTCGGAACAGATCCTCAATCACACTGTCAGCGAATTCCTTAAACGTGAGCTCCCCTGTGCGGGCAAAATCGATAATTGCATCTGTAAACTCTTCAATCCATTGCTCGCTGGCCTCAGCTATCTCATTGATAACCTTGGCCATCCCCTTGAGTTCTTCCTCACTATCCTCCCCCAGGTCAGCAAACAGTGAAATGATCTGCGATACAGTTTGGGCAATATTAGAAACGATATGGAACGTAGTTTGCATGGCTGAGCCAATAGCTGCTGCAGCGCTTACGCCACCGGTTTGCATGGCTGAAAACAAAGCTGGGAGCTTTGCAATTGACCCACCAATTTGTGACACTGTGCCCACAATCCCATGCAACCCTTTGATTACCTTACCAGCCTTGTCCGCCCCTAAGTCTTGTAGTAGAACTCCAACTTTGCCAAGAGTTGAGTAGGCCTCCCTCACATCATCAACAAGGGCCTTCTTCAAAGCCTTGCCAAGCATTTCAGCTTGTTCTGGACTCAAGGCAGGGTCGTTCATAGCATTGGCAATCTTCGCCACCCCTAGCTCAGCGGCCCACGAGACCCTGTCCCAATAGAACTCATCAAGTATGTTTTGACCATCAGACCTAGACATATCCCCTTGATCAATCAGTGCATCCACAGTGTACTGAAGATCAACCAAACTTTGCTGAAACTCAGTCGTTGCATTGGCCACAAGAGGAAGTTGCTGTATAATTTGGAGACCTGCATCCATCTTAGGATCTGGGGTGGCATCAAGGCTCTTTTCTTTAATTGCCTCCATCTCCATACGAAGCTCTTCAGCAGCAACTCTGGCCCCTTCAAACATGGACTGAAACTCAGGGGTGAGGATACTAATTGCCTGAGCAACATCCACTGCTGCGGACATGCCCTTATCTCTAAAATCATCCCACAAGTTAGCCATGGCCCCACGCACGGTGGTTGTGTCTAAGATCTTTGGGAACCGTGCAGCCAGCAACTGAATAGTCATCAGGTCATTAGCAAGGGCCTCTTCCGGGTACACCTGAAACCTGACAGCCTTTGCTTGGTCCATTGCACGCTTAATAGCATTAAGAGCACTCTTGCTAAGCTCATCTCCACCACCATCAAAAGTTGGAGTCTTCCCAAACATCTTGGAAATGTCAATGGGTTCCATGTCCACATAACTTTTCTTCAGTGACTCAACAATAGAAGTCATTGTTGGAAACTGTTCCTTGATAAAAGCAATGAATGACTCAACATCTTTTTGTGCTTGATCCTTAACAACAGCCCAATCCTCACCTATTACCTTGGCCTCCCCAGAGAACAAATCTTTTGCTAGCCCAGGAATTTCTTTGGCCCCCGCTTTCATCTGGGCAACATATTTCCCAACAAGATCTTTCTTTAGTAAATCTTCACTGACCACCATAGAATCGGACAACGCTTTTCTGTAAAGTTTACTGAAGGACTTTGTTCCCAATGTAGCATCTCGCAATCCCCCTGCTAAAGTGGTGTAAAACTTCAGTGATGCAGCTGTTTCCCTGCCTATCCAAGCCAATGCTGTAACTGATGCTTCTAACATATCAGCAAAAACCCATACAACAAAATCCTTAACTGTAGTTAGGGAGGTAACAATGTCCCGAACAAACAGGTCCCAAAGTTGTTGGTTCTCACTTATCCAATTTCGTAATCCTGCCAGATACCAATAAAACACTGCAACTAGCCCGATCAGTGCAACTGAAACAAGCCCTATTGGGGCTATTAACAGCATAAATGCCCCAGCGGCTGGTGCCCACACAGCAACCACCGCTGACCAAGCCAAACCTAAAACACCAAGCACTGTGGTCAGCCCAATAAAGGCGGCACTAGCCACAGCAATGTTTGAAAAGAGTTTGGCATTATTGGACACCCAGTTGTCTATTTCAGTTCTATTCTCAGTAAGTGCCTTAACAATCTGACGAAGCCCATCCTTCATGCTTTGAAACAGGCCTGTCTTCATCACTTCCTTGCGAAACAGGAACCATGCATCCTTCATGATGGACATTTGCCCATCCCATGTTTCAGCCAAGCGCATTGCCGCCCCGCGAAACTTTGAGTTGTCCTTGTTCCACTCTTCAAAAATACGCTTGCGGGTTTCGTTTGCTGAGACAATCTCCCCAGGGTTAAACCCAAGAAAAGCAAGCACAGACTTCTCACGAAACAAATCCGCCGCTGCAGCACCAGAGGAGAACATCCTCAAGAACTGAACTGTGGTTTCCTCTAGTGTGATGTTAAGTGGCTTGATCACACCAGCAAGGTCTAGTAGCAAGGGCATCCAGGCACGAATCTCATCAGCGGAGCCCCCAAGTGCTCCTGACAACTGAGTAGCACTTTTCAGCACCCCCTCAAATTCAAACGGTACAACCCGAGCGATCTTGGTCATGTCCTCAACAAGGGTGTTGGCTTCATCAAGATCCCCAAGGATGATCTCTAAGGTGAGTGTGAAATTCTCCATAGTGCGGGAAGCATGCATAAAGGACTTAGCAATCTTGATCCCCGCCACAACAGAAGCGGCCCCAATCATGGCAAAAGTGCGACTTGCGGCCAGTGCAGATACCCCAATCATCTTTAATGAACGGCGAATACGTGTAGAATCCCGTTGAACACCGGCGACAGAACGTCTCCACTCGCCGATGTTCAACTTCATCTTACCTATGATTGAGCCAACTGTAAAAGCCGACATGATCAAAGTCCTTTAAGCATGTTCTGAACATATTTTCGATTTTGGTGCTGCTCTTCCCTTTGCTTCAAGTCACCAGCATAGGTTCCTTCAACACCATCCATCTCCTGATTCAACTGTTTAATGACCTTGTCTCTAAACTCAGGTTTCATGTGAGGAGTAGATGACATGAGCATCAATGAATACTTGGTTCGGGCATCAACTTTACGTGTCTCATTGGCCCAAAACCTTAACTCAGAACCTTTCAACTTTAAGAGCTCGCAGTAAGCAAAGCCTGGAAAGAAGTGCCAGATCTTAGCTAACGTCTTCCACTTCTCTTGCTGCGCTTGCGCTCCCCCGCCTCCGTCAATTCCTCCATGACCCTGGTGACCGCAGCCTTCAACACCCTTCCATCAAGACCCAGAAGAAATGCCATGTCTTCTTCACCACCGTCCGTGAGAAGCACAAGCTGCTGGGCGAGCACCTCGTGGATGCTTTCGGCATTGTCTGCCTCTTCACCCAACGAGGTAACACGGTCCAGTGTTCCCTTCTTCATATCACTGATGCTGAAAGTCCTGCCCCCAAGCGTGAGTTCGATTGCATCGCTCAAGCCAGCGATTGCATCGATATTGATCTTCTTACCCATGACTCAGTTATTCTCCTCAGGTTGAGTTCTGACCCAACGTAGCAATGGTGCTGGAACCAGTGAGCTCGTTGAAGGTCTTGAACTTGACATTGTAGACTTTCTGACCCTCAAGATCAAACTTGAAGTCAAAGTCCGGTTCCGGAAACGCCAACGGGATGGTAATCCATTCCGTTTCATCCGTGGACACCACACCCGAGTCAATGGGCTTGATAACCAACGATTTAGCGTTATCACGCTGGGACATCCCAACAGGGTTATTCAACGCAAGAGCCTTCTGGGCCCCCGCTGAAAGTTCCGCGCCAGGAATCAGTCCAGCCAACTGCTCAAGGCTCAAGCCGGTCAAGTTGGCCTCAACACCAAGGGTGCGGCCAACAATGGTCCCATCGTGAGCGTTGGTGCCAGTGGCATCACGAAACGAGTCTCGCGTCTCTGTGCCAATTGTCACACCAACTCCACCATGAGTACCACCGTTAGGGTTTATAGCAGTCTTGCCAAGAACAATGCTGTTAAAGGTCAACTCTGCAGGCCCAATGTCCTTGTACTGTTGTGCTGTGTGTACAGACATCTAATCAGCCTCCTTTCCTCTTTAGTCGCACAACCACATTTGAAACAAATTGATGTAGCCCCTTCTCGTCAACCCCTAGATAAGAAGGCTCATCACCAACTATAGATAGTATACTATAAGTAGGCATGTCAATACTAGCTTTATTTAGGACCCCCTCCGCAAAAGCATGACAAATAGTCCTTGATGCTTGATAGTTATTATGATGAGACAACAGCTGGATGGACTTTGCTATTATCTCCGTGCCATCCGTTTCCCGTGGAGCGGGGCCTATTTCCCGGACTAATAGGTAAGGGGTGTTGGAGGCCTTTTTGCCAACGTTCACCACCCCTACAACTATGCTGCTGCCCACCGTATAGCCAGGCACCAGTGTGGCAAGGTGGTCACAAAATTCATTAATCATTACCTGCGAGCCTCCTTGGCAGCCAGCTTAAGATAAGTGCTGCCATTATTTGTCATTGACATGATTAGGAACTTGGCCCCTGTTCCTGACTCCTTAAAATTCAAATTCACCCCCTCATGCATTTTCTTCGCATAGGAAGTATTGAACCCTGCCACAACAGTTATTTCGTCAGGAGTAATCCCCCCACCATATTGAGTTGCGGGGGTGGGGGATTCCTTTTTACTGTTAGGTATGAATGCCCCAGGTCTTGGGCCTTCTGCCTTGGCGGTGTGGATATGCTTAGACTGCAAAAACACACTTCCTGAGGATCTAAGCACCCCACGCCAATGAGGAGTTTTGGGTACTTCCGTTGTGGCATCAGTGAGCATTTGTATCCCAGCCTTACCCATGCCACGCTCCACATCAGACAAGAGCTTGCCCATCATCTTAGGAAACTCAATCTCAAATCTCAAATTTACACTCATACTAAGTAGATCCTCACTTTTGTGAGGTCCCCACCACCATCTCGGACATCCAGCATCTGACCTCTGTATGTTTTACTGTTCACAGTAATGTCAAAATCTTCAAGCACCCACCCAGATGGCAACTGAGAATCACTGAACTCAATGTGGCCCTGGGCACGAAGTTCCTCACCTTCCAGCGTTCTTACAACTTGATGGATATGCTTATAGTACACAGGGACATCAATTGATTGGGGATAGCCAGAAAGCTCATTGCCATAGTTATCCTCAGCATGCCTGGTGAGGGTTGCCGTGGCATTGTGGTATACAGTGGTCAAACTCATAAGGCCATGGCTTCCTCAAGGTTTCCAAGAACGTTGGCTTCTGCCTTAGCAATTTCAAGGGGCTTCCTACCAAGGATACTCTCATAGTCCCCTTGGTTTAGTATTGGAATATTTGGGTTCTTAGACAATGCCACCAGCTTATCATACATGTCAGTGTCCCTCAACTTGGTCTCAGTGGTTGGGTGGAAGGAGCATTCACATCTAGGATGAACTGGGGGTCTCACGTCGAGCCGGAGAAAATCTGGGTGGGTGCCACTTATGGAGAACACCCTTCCTGAAAAGCGTTGGCATTGTGGGCATGGGTTATCATGAACATCCCAGATCCCTATGTCCATGCCATACTGAACAGCAGTATTGATTGTGCCCTCAGTGGTTGCCTCTCGAGTACGAGTTTGGGCAACAAGCTCAAGGTACTTGTCTAATTGGTAGTTCCGGCCCCCTATCCGAACAAAGGCCCCTTCAGCAATGCGCTCACGATAAGCCTGAAGCAACCGGCTCCCTGACTGTTTGAACCCATCCCCTTTGATAATGCCCTGAGCAACTTGCCTAGATAGTTCTTGATCCATGAGGCTGTCTAGCTGAGCCCTACGAATAAAGGATCCAGCGAGATGGGTTATCTCCCCAGACACCTTGACAACATCAACAGCAAGGCTGTCCGCAAGAACACCTATGGCTGCTGTGTGGAGAGCAGCTGTTCGGGCCACACTGTCTGAAATACCAAGACGAAGCACTTGCCTCTCAGCAACATCAACCCCTCTGTTGTATGAAAGGGGGAGTATGTCTTCCCCCCACTCCACAACATCAACCTCAAGGGCTTTTGTTATAATTTTCACATTAGCAAGTGTCTTTGCTGCAGACTTCTTGGTCAATGAGGTGGCTGTTGTGGACAAAAGAACTCTTTGCAAATCCTTAGTGGCTTGCCGATATATCTTACGCAACTCATCAATTTGCTTACGAGTGTACGCTGCAACCTCAACAGCCTTGAGATCTGCAATAGCCTTCTTTTGTTTTCTACTAAGTCCCATAATCAGTGTCGTCTCGCTCTAAGCGTCTGGCATTAACAAACACACGCTCCTCGTTTATCTTGACAGAAGCAAGTGCCTTTTTTGCATAGGCACAAATGGGGACTTCCTCATTCTTGCGCAATTTCTCATCAGTGACAGTGGTCTCGTACACACCCATTGCTTGCAAGGCTGCACGTTGATCAGCTCCGGCTCCCGTCTGGGAAATGAATAGGGTCTGCTCTGCAATAGCATTCAAATGTGTCTGCTCTGTGGCGTCAAGCTCATAGTACAGAGCCAACTGGTTCTCCGCCGTGGTCACATGTGCTGTCTTGTCCGCAGCATTAAGTGCGGTCCAAGAACTTGAGTTGGGACGGGTTACCATGTATGTGGTAACATCTGCTACTGAAATCATCAGGGCCATGATTATGAACTCCTCACCCGTGCCTCCCGGCTGGCTTGCATTTGCTCAATGACAGGAGCACCAAGATGTGCCATAGTGTCAAAGATCTGGCAATAAGCAGGGGGTATGTCAAACACTTTTTCCTTGTTATGCCACTTCATACTACGGATGATATGGGCCAACACCTTCTGGTCCCAAACATCAACCCCATCAGAAAGGTTGCGTTCACATGCGTCCTTCCACGTTGCCACAAGTTTCCTGGTGATTGCTACGTTCTTGATGTACAGCACAGCGGAACTTATCTCCTTGTCATCCCGCTGCCCATTTGTCCACTTAGGCCAATCAAATGTGCAATACCCAAAGTGGCCCTTGTGGTTGTCAAACAAGGTTGGGTAGGTCCTGAACCGAGAGTCAGCATCCACAAAGAGAATTGGGTCATCAGGGAACTCTTCCATGGCCTTGGCAATCACCATAGGCTTCAAAGAACAATTGCGTATCCATGAGCCTAGAGACTCCATACTGTACAAGCAAGTGGACATCCCAAAGAAGTGGGCTGTTTGGGCCATTTCCTTACAGTGGTCATGGTACAACTCGTCAGTGAAGTAAGACACCACAACTGGGCGCTTTGGGATAGTAGCAGTCATTTCATTCCACTCTGCACCGGACTTGGCAATGTTGAATGACGAGATGGCTGAACCTTGACTATGGTTCAATATTTCTACCCCGTTGTTCCGGGCAAACTTGGCGGGGGCTACCATTGTGTCCACCATGCGGTCATACACATGGGCCCCTTGGTTCTCAGGATGGCCATTGTGGTACCACTCCTGTTCTTGGCCATTCTCTGATGGGTTCATGTCAAACCCAATAAGGTGGACGTTCTTGGCCCCTAATGCAAGTGCCAACTGGATGGCTGCTTGGCCAGAGTTGGTTGAGTTGCACATTTCCTCGGTATTGGAACGTTCAATACCAAAGTTAGGGTCTTGGCGTCTGTACACAACATAAGGGGGATCCTCCCCATTTTCAGGAACCGGGGTCTCTTGAAGCACAGCAAATACCTTTACCCCAAGCCAGTTCTTCCATGTGTCCAGAATGTCAGGGGAGAGATCCTTGTAACCCCCATTAAACATCCAGCGCTTAAACCTCAAGTCCATTGAGACATTGATCCCCACTTGATCAAGCTCAAACCCTCTATTCACCCCCACCACCACTGCACCTTCAAGGCCATCAAGATCTACTGTTTTGACACTTGGGCCCCCACCAATAACCACCACAACCGGGGCTTCCGCCAAGCACTGGTCTGCTACGAGATGCTTCAGATACCGATTGCTACTGGCGCGTAGAAGATGCTGAACATCCTCAAAGTCTTCTTTCCTCTTTGTGGAAGCAATGAGGTCCTTGGTGGTGATTACTGTGACTTTAGATGGGGTGGGGTCTCCCTGGGCCATCTTTGCTGCTTCTACCTTACGAAGATCTGCCGTTGTTATCATAGGAGCCATTGTAAATTAGCCTTTCTACTTAGTAGAAGGGGCCAGAATTTCTTCTGGCCCCCAACCAACACAGGAGGCGTAGAGCTATGCTATTGCACAACGCTGAAACTGGTCAGTGTCACCAATGGCCCCACCGAAGCGCATGTATGCCGCAGCCTTGTCCGTGTAGGTCATCATGTCAAACTCACCAAACATGGTCAAGTTCTGACGGATGCCAGCTTTGGACTTAATGCCGGGGAGACACACATAGTACGAGGATGCAGACGACATCATCATGCTGTACTGAGGGGTTACCGAATACTGAACACCAGGGAAGCCTTGGCTGAGGCCCCAGTTGGCAATGCTGAGTGCCCGCGCGATGCGAGCGCGCAACTGAATGGGGGCCAAGATGCGGAATTGTGCGTTTGCACCCACACCATAGCCCTTGTCCTTGACTGCAAGCAAGATGGTCTCGCAAGCCTTGTCAATGGTTGCCATGTCACGAACCGCAACATAGTTGGGGTCAGTGTTCGCCAACGCAGTGGGGACAGGGGTTTGCCATGCAAGATTCTGTCCGGCGCCAATCGCGTCGATGAGATTGTAGAAAATCTGTGCACGCTTGGCGTATGCCTTGTTGTTGAACTCGATGGTCGAATCCTCGGCAAGCCAGTAGGTATTGTCATCGAACCACGTCCGATGCCACCCAAGGCCCCCACCGTACATGTCAAAGCCAACATTGACTTTGGCGCCGGACATCTTGTACAGCTTAACTTCCTCACCGGGGCTCACATGGTTGAAGGCCAACCCGGACTGAACATCAAGGATGTCAAAGCCAGTGGTCTTCGTGTTCGTGAAGTCCCGCACATCGAAGATTGTTTGCCAACCTTCATCGAAGTTGGTGGTGATATGGAACTTTTGCAAGATCTGGGCCATCTCGGAGGGGAAGTCACCAGACAGCGTGAAGTGCTGGAGGGCAGCGCGGACTTCAGGACGGTCTGGGGCTTGCAAGAAATGGTTCATTGCACCACGGAACTGGGCCTGTCCCTCTGCATTGCTGAGGTTGACCTTGCTCCAATCAGAGATAATCTTTCCAAGCATGATCAGGGGGTCTCCTTAACTTACAGCAATAGCAGCACCGTGGATACCATCGAGTTCGATTTCAACACCAGTGGCGTCCCAGGTTGCGGCTTCAGTACAGATACCAATGGGATAGAACCCAGTGGTGGCAGCTTTCTCAACACACTGATTGGTAAGATCCAGGTACACAAGGTCACCAACGGCAAGATCCTTGCCCGTTGCAGCAGCCTTGGGCACATAGATCTTCTTGGCCTTGTAGATGCCAACACCTTTGGCACCAGTGATTGCTGCCTCGGGGGCGATGGCAATCATGTTCTCCGTCTTGAAGAACCCACCAGCGGTCAAGCCGGGGGAAACAACAGACGCAATCTGCACAGACGACCATTCGTCCGATCGCAGATGAAAGACAGTAGCAGCCATGATAAACTTACTCCTTCATTCTTGGCCAGTTACTTTTTGGGACTGGCTTCTTGCGGGATCAATGGATTATTTTTGGGAACAGTTAGGTCTTTCCCGTTGCCCTCTTGAACAGTGCCACCAGCCCCGGCCCCACGATCTGGGTCACCAGTTTGGTCCTCAGCACCGAACATCTTCGCGTAGCTCTTGAATTCAGTCAGCTCTTGATCAACATGGGTCTTGACCGCCTTCTTCAAAGCATCCTCGCCCTCAACAGATGTGAGGTCAATTCCTGCTTTGCGAGAATCAATGAAAGCCTTCTGTGGGTCAGATAGCTTCATCTCCGTCACGAGTCCCTCGAGAAGTGGGTTGACTTGGAGACCCAAAGACGCTTTGCCAAGCTCCGCAATCTTTATGTCCCTCTCACCGAGTTCTTCCTTGTGCCGGTCTTTCACCTTGTTGAGATTTGACTCTACCCGCTCGCGAGCTTTCGTCTCATCGCCAACTTGTTCCTCAGTAATGGCGCGAACAACCTTGTCCGCAGCCAACATGGTCTTCTCAAAAAGATCGGACGGTATTGTCCCATTCTCCTTGATAAATGCCTTAACTTCTGCCAATGTCACAGTCTCATCTCCTTTCTGGAATGCTTGCATTTCTGCCAGCAACGTTGCTCCCGGGAACCCTGGTGACTCTTTGTCTCCGTCACCCAGCGCAATACCAGTCAGGGCATGCACGTTCTGGATATAAGCGTCCCCGTTGTCATCCTGTGTGAACCCAACGTCCACTTCCATACTAGCCACATTCAACTTGCGATGCTTGTGCTCTGAGAGCACATGCACTGCAACAACATCATGGATGATGTCATCTATCTTCTCAAGTGATTTGCCAATGACCCGACCAACCACATCACGCCCTGCATGAGAGTTGTTTTTGCCATGGCCAAGAAAGCACTCCAAGCCGGTGTCAATAAGGTTATATATCTTCTTGATGGAGTCCTCGAAATAATGAACCTTGACGTTCCCAAACTTTGAGAAAAACCCCTTGACTGCTCCGGGGTGGGCAATTGAGAACACCTTGATAGTTGGAGAGCTATCAGTCTCCTTGATCTTGGCCAATACAATGGGGTCAACCATGCCCATAATGTCCGCTTGTGCCATGTGCTTGAGGCTATGCAGTTGTAGCTTAATCACTGTTTCTCTCCGCTGGCCTTCCAAGCCGGTTCTCGTCCAGAGTTTTCTGGTCCTTGGGTGGGGCAGGATTCTTCGAGTTCCTCAGGCCATCAATCAAGTCAGCCTCGGCCTCCTTCTTCTCCTTCTTCAAGCGATTCAACTCTTGCTGAGCATCAATACCGGGGATTTGCTCAACCAATGTTTCCTTAGAGATGGCGTCCCTATCTGCCAGCTCCATCCAAAACTCAATCACTTGGCGCATCTTGGTGTTGCTGCTGTGAGGGATCTCAGCACAAACCTTGTCCCCATCAAGAGTGGTGTTGAGGTACTTGTTGGACATCACAATGGCTTTGCGGAACAGCTCTGTGTAAAACTTCACCCATGTTTCACGCTCACGATGGACTGAGGAGAACACCATTTCCATGGACGAATCCGCAGTAGAACGATTAGACATGAGCTCTGGGAACCCAAGAAAATGAACAGGAAGCCCCACTGCGCCAGAGACAATCTTGGCGTTGATCGTGATCTCACGCTCAAGAGTCTCAACAGCTGCTAGATCCACACCCACCATCTTGTACTTGGCGGCTCCAACCACAAGCATCTTACCAATGGTCCACTTGATGCTCTCAAGCATGTCATACAATTCTTCAGCAGCGTTCTTGTCCTCACACTCAAAGGTGGGGGTGGGGGAAGCAAACAGATGGTTGACTTCGCGAAGGTCACGAAGTGCCTTGTCTAAGGCCTCGATTTTGCCCAGTACTACCCCTATCTTTGTTGGTGAAATGTTGGGATTGTTAATGCGGCCACCAAACTTGGTGTACACAAAATCATCCTCACCCCACGAAACCTTCTTGCCCTCGTCGTGAAACTCTACACCAGTATAGTGCTCATAATCATCTGTGTCAGTGTGCACGGTGTAGCTTCGCTGAGACCAAGGGATAAACCGAACAACAATTTGCCCAAACTTCCGGTCAAGTGACAACTTAGCAAGGCACTTGCCCTCAATCTCCGCCTCCTTGGCCCACTCAACCCCTGTCTTACCTTGTAACCCGTTGAACTGCACGAACTTGCGAACCCACTCCAACTCCTTCTTAGCCCCACCCTCGTTCTCCACCACATCAGTGACCTTGGGTTGAACTCCAGAGCCGGCTGTAAGGGCCGCTCTGGCATCAATAATGGACTTCACTTGCTGGCAACCCCAGTCCGCAAAGCCATCATACATGTTTGCAGTCGCAGTTACCTGAGTTTCATAGCTCTTGTATGGGTTGCCATTGTACCCTCCACCACCAACACTCCCAGTCAAAGGATCAAAGTCCCTGACCAGCATGGAATTGAAGTGCTGCAACTTGGTATTGAGCACTGTCAACTTGTTAACCTCTCTGCGGTGTTGGCCAAATATTCTTGGAAACCTCATTGTGGTCTTATGTCCCTACTGGTTGTCATTGCATGTGCAACGCCGCTGGACCCATGAAGATCTGTCACCCCCCACACGAGTGCATCAAGCCTGTTGGGAGAGGACTGGCCTGGCTCCCACTGACAAAGCTCGTCTTCTAATTCAGGAAATTCTCCAACGTGATGAACCCGACCTTGCTCGTAGAGTGTTGAAATTGGCTCTGCCCTGGTGATTTTACCTCGACTGGCATGGACACCTTTGAGAGGCAACTTTGTGTCATAGTTTGCGATTGTTGACTCCACCATAAGACCGCCTTGATTCTTTTCGTACACAACCCGGTCACAGGCATGAGTGTGATAAGCTGTTGCAGCTGCACGGGCCCATTTGAATGGGGATCCAGAACAGGTACAATCGTCAAATACATAGTACTCTTTATCTGAGCCCTTCCCGGCAACAATGATTCCGGCATCATCACTATCCTTTCCTCCACCACAGGATGGATCCAAGGCCACAATCATCCGCACGATATCAATCCCAGGAGGAGTCCGCACAACACGGCCTAAGTCAATAATGTGGCGAGTCCAAAGTGCATTCTCGTTGTCCTCAAGAATCTCTGCATGGATCTCCTGACGGCCCATCCTTGAGCCTTCATACTTGAGCCTGATCTCCTCGATGAATGATGGGGCAAGGTTGTCTACATTGTCATAGGTGCTGCCCTTTGTGACATATGTGCCCTTATCCTTTAGTATGGACTTGATCAGCTTGGTGGGCTTCGGGGTCCCAGTCACAATCCTTTTGGGATTGGCCCCCAGGCGATTACCAAAGATTGCCATGTCCCATGTGTTGGGCCGTCTCCAGGAGGCTATCTCGTCCGCCCACAACAGGTGACATTGGGGACCCCGAAGCCGTTCCGGCTCGTCAGCCGAAAACAAGAGTGCCTTTACTCCGTTTGGCCACGTGACTCTGCGCTTGGATGGCTCGTACAGGGGCATAAACCACGGGGCAGACACACTTATGATCCCAGAATCACCCTCCACCATCACATCCCGCAGATCACTGACAGTCGGAGCAATAAAGTGTATAATACCCTTTTCAGGAGGCACCCCGAAATAGTGTTCAAAATTCTCCACATAATGGCGGATGAGCTCGGCCCCGGCTCTTGTTTTCCCTGATCCACGGCCAGCCACATACATCCAGGTCTTCCAGTCGCGCTCATTAGGGTCAGGCCACTGCTCTGGGCGTCTATGCAACTCCCAGTTGTAGCGTATTGCCTTGGCCAGTGCTGCCCGGTCGCCTGGTGTCTTGGGCAGTGCTTCCTCTAAAGTGGCAGTGGGCATTATCCCTGAGCCTCAAGTTGTTTCTGCTGGAAGTTCACGATCTTGGCAAGCTCTACAGCGGATAATGTTGAGTACTTGTCATCCTGAGCATCAGTGACCTTGTTCTGGTTGAACATACCAAGATGTTTTGCAACATCCTTCAGTGCAGACAATTTGTCATGCATCTTCACCTTAACAGCCATTCCCATCTCAGTTGGGATCCGGCTGACTTCGCAGATGGCACCCATGGCCCCGTCTGGGATGTCCTCGGAGGCCTTGATGTTGACCAATCCGGAATCGGTCCAATCACAGATGTCCCCAATTGAGCTGAAAGCAATCTTAGCATACTCTGTCAGCACCATATCGGACGTTATCTTTGTCCGTTCAGACTTGTCTAAAATGACCGTGGCCAATGCTTTTTGGACAGCTGGCTTCTTTAACTGTTTGGACGCCTGCACGTGCGCGGTGGCTGGAGCATAGCCCGCGCGAATTGCAGCCTGTTTCCCGCAAAAATCAACAGAGTACTCATTAATGAACATCCATTGTAGGTAGGTCAAGCCCCCAATCTCTTCTTTGAGCTGGGCCTCTTGTTCCTGGGTGACTAACTTTTGTGGGATAACTACTTTATCTTTTGGGTTCCCTGGTGTTGCCATTTTAACCTCCAACCCCTATTATACCCTATCTGTGGGTTGAAAGTAAAGCCCCAATTTAGACTTGTATAAAACGATTATTAGAGGTATTAGCGTCGTATTAAAAGCAACTCATTTTTTGTCTTTAGCCAATACCTTTTTTCAATTAAAGATATGGTTTTTACTGTTTTGATGTTATTGGCTTAATTGGATCGCCTTTTTCGTCCGTACTGGACCCTTAATAGGCAATACCAGACGTGTTCTTCTTAAAAGGTTCTTGGACTTGGAACCTGGTGCGGTGGTCGGGGTTCGGAATACATCACCAGGTTAAATAAGCAAAGGAGTATGACCTACTAAAAGTAATACTATTCCCATTTCATCAGTAGGTTTAGGGGCTATATCCTTGTTAAAATGATTAAAAGATAAAGGTATTAAAGTATTAGCTTTAAAAAATGGACGCGTAAAAACTTTTTTTACTTTCCAATATGGAGCTAATACCTAATACCTTTCTCATAATTCTCTATAAAAACACTATTTTAGGTCCTTTTTATATAGGGCAGCTACACGTGAAAAGAGTATTTCGTCTCCAATACTCTTTAAATTGAAACGGTTTTGATTTGTCCATAGCTCAACAGGTATTGTGTGAATGCCTCTTTTTCAAAATTATTGCAAAGTTGGTATGCGGCAATTGGCCCCGGCCTGTTTACGTAGCGCTACCCGCTTATGGGGTTAAGATGAAACGTATAAACGTAGAAACGTAGAAACGTAGAAACGTAGAAACGTAGAAACATAGAAACATATAAACGTATAAACGTAGAAACGTAGAAACGTATAAACGTAGTAGCATTGGCTACGGTTCAAGGGTCTTACGCCGGGGAATTTTTACGTAAGCAGCGCTGCTTACGTATAAGCGTTCTTGGCCCTATAACGTGGGCTGTATTGTCACGTATTCTATGCTGCTTAGCTAGCACCATAGACCAAGGCACAACGTAGTTACGTATACACGCGATTACCCTTAGCCACATGAACACGGTTTCACGTATCCAAGGGCCAACAGCCAAAAAGAAAGCCCCCACAGCTAAGCTGTGGGGGCTTGGGGTTCGGGGGCTACTTCACCAATGTGGTCAGGTCAATGAAACTCCGGTTGTAGTCCCAGTCTAGGTCGGCTCGGGTAACTCCCGCTTTCATGTTTTCTGCTACGGTCTTCCCGCTCAGGTACTTTTCAAAGCGCTCCGCCGTTTTGCTACCAACCCTCTTTGGGTTGGCTACTATTACGGTTACCACCAGATTTGCCCCGTACTTCACCGCGCGACCTCCGCCGTTTTTCGGTGGCATCCGCACTGGCACGGTGGGGGTTGCTGCGTTCTTAGGGGTTGCTGCGTTCTTAGGGGTTGCTGCGTTCTTAGGGGTTGCTGCGTTCTTAGGGGTTGCTGCGTTCTTAGGGGTTGCTGCGTTCTTAGGGGTTGCTGCGTTCTTCATGGTCTAAACCCTTTCGGTTTTTGGCGCCGAGCCTACCCCGGCACCAAAGTAAGTATACCCTACCCTATACCCCTAAGTAAAGCCCAACTAAACCCGACCCACGTATAGGATTAGGAACCTCGGTTTAGTTGCCTTAACTTCGGTTAGCTATAGCTAACTTCCTAACCATATACGTGGGTCGGTGTTAGCCTACCCCGATTTTTAGCCTTTGGGCCTAAAAATAAATTTATTTATTTTTAGGCCCTGTGAGAGACCCTAACGGCTTAACACCACTCCCCCCTAAACTAATACCGGGTTAGGGCTCCCCGGTCGGTGACGGCCGACTAGCAAGCGCTCACGGCTTAACACCTACCCTACCCTACCCTACCCTACCCTACCCTACCCTACCCTACCCTACCCTACCCTACCCTACAAAGGGAGTGAAACGATTAGGAGTGAAACGATTAGGAGTGAAACGATTAGGAGTGAAAC